TCGGAATGGCGCGAAACAGCTACACAAGAATACATCGACAGCTTACAGCCGCCTGACCCCGGACCGTCAGAAATCGAAGTCCTTCAGAAACAAGTGGCGGATCTATACTACTTAATCGCGTTAGGAGGAGCGTAAATGGCAATCGATTGGTTTACGTATATTAAAGGGTTTTATGGGAACGGCCTTTGGACGAAAAAGCAGGTCCACGACGTCGTCGCAGTAGGACGGATCACACCGGAACAATATGAAGAGATTACCGGAGATCCTTACGATCCGGATAATCCGCCTAGTGAAGATGTTGCTTAATTAACGGAAAGGAGGGCGCCATAATTGGGCGAACTAGACGTAATTAAATATTTTTTAACGCAAGGGCCCTTCGCGGTCCTTTTTACGTGGCTTCTTATTTACGTCATGAAGTCGAACCGGGAACGCGAATCAAGGCTGCAGGATCTACTCGATAAGTTTAGCGATAAGTATGATGTCATCATCGATAAGATCGATAGACTAGAAGAAAAATTTCGCGGAAGAGAGTAACCAAATAAACGCAATACGCCCGTCAGGTGAGAGTCCCGGCGGGCTTTTTTAATTTCGAAAGGAGACGATAAAATGGCGATTTCAGTACGTAAGAATCTCGTCGCATCAAGTAAGTATTCCGTTAAGTGTCCGTATTCTATGGATGCGAAATACATTACGTTCCACAATACGGCGAACGACGCATCAGCGGACGCAGAGATTCGGTATATGATCGGAAACAACAACGAAGTATCTTACCATTTCGCGGTGGACGATAAGGAAGTCGTTCAAGGAATTCCGACGGATCGTAACGCGTGGCATACCGGAGACGGTAGCGGATCAAATTCCGGAAACCGTACGTCTATCGGCGTAGAGGTTTGTTATTCGAAATCAGGAGGCGCTAAGTACAAAGCGGCCGAAAAGCTGGCGATTAAGTTTATTGCGCAACTGTTAAAAGAGCGCGGCTGGGGCGTTGATCGTGTCCGAAAGCACCAGGATTGGTCCGGCAAATATTGTCCGCATCGCGTGCTCGCTGAAGGACGTTGGGAATCTGTAAAGGCGGCAATCGCGGCGGAACTTAAAGCGCTCGGCGGAAAATCAACGTCATCTTCATCCGCGAAGAAATCAGCGCCAAAAGCTTCCGGGTCTACTTATACCGTCAAGAAAGGCGACACACTTTCCGAAATAGCGGAGAAAACAGGCGTAAGTGTAACGAAGCTTCAATCGTACAACGGCATCAAGAACGCGAATAAAATTACGGTCGGCCAGGTGCTCAAACTTAAAGGCGGATCGTCTAAGCCGTCGTCCGGCGGTAAGAAATACGTCTACCTTCCGGCTTCGGCCGATTCTTGGCGTATCTATCCGACTAACAAAGCGCCGGTTAAAGGAAATGAATGCGGCTACTTGCGCCCTCAGAAATTTGGCGGTCTGAAGTACGAAGTCCTTGCGAACCCACAAACGGACGTCTATACGATCAAAACGGATCAGTTCGGAAAAGTAAATATCTATGCTGCGAAATCAACCGGCGCAACAATAAAATAACCAAAAGGGAGACGATAACATGCAAGACGTTTTAATTTTCGCGACTGTACTGGCGCCTATTTTAACGGCGCTTGTTCAACTCGTTAAGAAAACGGTTAAGCTTCCAACTAATGTAATCCCGGCCATAAGCTTCGTAATTGGTATCGGATTGGGCGCGGTAGCATATCCGTTTACTGACCTCGACTTGGTGCTGCGGCTATGGGCCGGCGGCTTTGCGGGATTAGCTGCGACAGGTCTTTTTGAACTCGGAGCCAAACGCGAAGGTACAACGAAATAACGAAACTTTTAGCGAGTGCTTACGTATAATAACGTAGGTGCTCGCGTACATAAAAACTCATTGCGGATAAGTTTGGCGCCGTAGTATAATTTTACTAACTCATATAACGGAGGTTAGGCAGATGGTTAATTTCATTAAATACGTAGGACTGGCTATTTTGGCGTTAGGAGTTATTTCTTTTTTTGTACTAGGCTTCGGATTAAAGGCGTATACGCCGGGATTGTCGGAAGGTTATACGTATGCCGATCCTCACCCGTTGCGTTGGTTCTTTGCTGCTGCGTCATTACTCGGGGCGTCATTCTTCGGAAGTATGCTGCTCGGGTTGTCCCGCATCCTATTACACAAGGAATCAGAATCCGAACATATCCGAGAAATCCAAGAAGATATCCGCCTAATGAAAGCTCGCGGCGGAATTGTAAAATAGATAGTAGCGCCCTGTCCTTCGCGGATGGGGCGATTTTTTTGTTATGCAGATGATTGTTTCTCTTTCGGCTTTGTTATCGACTGGATGAACGCAGTAAAGGTCGGCGCCTGGAATACCTTAAATGGAAACGAAGGCAATCCGTATCGCGTATTCGACAGAATCAATACGTGCGGAAACATTATCCGCTCGGGATTCTGCCACGGTTCCAGCGCAATAATGCCCGACTGGAAAAACGCTTCGTACCGGTCTAACTTTTCGCGCATCTGTTTTTCCGAATAAACTGACCGCTGCACCTCGATAAAGAAAGGCGTCCGCCGATATAACGCAAATATATCCGGCTCGACCGTTCCCTTTTCGCCGTACTTCGGCTCCACCAAGAACGACTCCAACGCCTGCCCTCGCATCTCTTTATAAACGTTACCTATCGCAAGAAAATGATCGATCTTGGCGCTGTTCTTTTTCATCGTCGTTTCGCCGCCAAAGTAAACGTAAGGCTGGCGCGCCGTAGATCGCTGAATATGTCCGTCTCTAAGTAAACGCAGCAGAACGTTATTGGCTGCGTATTTTGGTCTGCGTAAATTTCCGAAATGTAATTCGGCAATCGTATCGCGATCCATTACGCGAAATTTATTAAGATCCGCAATGATCGCTTTATCTCGGTTAGTAAGGGCCATCGATAAACACGTCCTTTTCCGTTAAGGTTTCCGGCTCGGCTGCCGGTGGTTGCGGTGGCGGGCCGTCAACAAAACGGTTATTCCAGTTATCGATCCGATACGCGTCGAGAACCTTATCGGCATTCTCTTCCGATAAATAAGGCGCCTGCAGTTCGGTTAGTTCATCGCGTTTAATTACGAATCGGCCGGGCGTCGTTTTGCTAATCTGTTCACTTCCGGGCGTACCGATAATTTTTGCGTTAGATGCGTCCGTAGTACGAAAGCCCATCCGAACTGTTAATAAGCTGCGGATTTTTGTATCGAGAATATCGTGAGAAGGTCGCTGCAAGCTTAAGATTACGTAAATACCAAGCGCTCTCCCAAGCGATACTAACTGAACGATGATCTTTCGCATTTCTTTATCGTCCATTATCATAACGATCTCATCGATACAAAGCAGGATATAAGGCGGCTTAGTCGCGGCCGGTAATTTATCGACATGCGTAACGCTATGTTTGTTTAACGTCTCGCTGCGCTTTTTTAATTCAATCGCAAGAAAGGAGAGCATAACGGCGAGGTCTTCCGGATATACACATACGCTTTTTACGTGGCCGACACGTTTGAATAAGTGAAATTCACTCATCTTCAGATCGCCTAAATAAAGGTGAAGCTCGTCGGACGTCTTGTGTTGGATGAGCGTTGTCAAAATACTACGGAGCTGCGTACTTTTCCCTGCGCCGGGCTCTCCGGATATAAGGCAGTTAGGTTCCGTTATTGCGTCGTAAACCATCCAATTTCCGTTTATATCCCTTCCACAAACAATCGGCAGCCCTTTACCGACCAAAGCCGGCCCTATATTCGAGAAGCTATACGGCAGGGCTCCGGCTTGTGGACGTTTGTATATCGTTAATACGTACTTCTTAAGCTCGCCTTTTAACTCGATACTTTCCCCGAACACTTGCTTAAAAACGTACACCTTTTTCGCGACGTCTTTCGGGTCCATACCGTTGAGTAGCGTGAAGACATAACGCGTGAAATGTTCGTTTATAGTGACGTCATGAATCTTAGGATATCGTCGCGCCTCCTTACCGTTAGACAGCCGATTTCCGATATACAGATTCGCAGCGTTAAAAGCATATTTCAGCGTATTTTTAGCGTGCATAGAACGGAGCATATCTAATACTTTCGGCAAGGTGATCGCCTCCTATAACGTGGTGAAGAACCGAATCAATAAAGCGAAATATCCAACGGGTAGGCCGATCTTAAGCAAGCCGTTAAGCGCGTCCGCAATGTATGAGAATTTACCGCCAAACAAGCGCCCCTCTAGCCAAGCTGCACCTATACAAACAAGCCCGGCTCCGCCAACCAAAACGTACAGGCCGACGACCTCCGGCGTCATATCGAAAAATCCCTCTAATGTTAAACCCGGCACAAACGAAAAAGCTCGCGTTCCTCGGTCGTTCTTTCGTTTCGTTTTACTCAACTCTCTCACTCCTTAACAAGTTTTGCGATTCCTTTTATACCGGCGTTTATCCGGCCTAAAGTGCGGTAGGTTAACACGGTTGTAACCGTTACGGAGTTTTGTTTTAAGTGCGGTCGATTAACTATAAGCGTAAGGGAATCGTCTGTGTAGCTACCGTGTAGGTGCTGTGTAGTAAACGTTACGCTGCGTCGTTTGTCCAGTATGTCATTTTCTTTCGCGAGGTATAAAAAATGACGTTATGGACAAGGCTGTTTTTAAAAACGGGAGAGGGTGCGGACATGTTTTCGTTTTTCAATATCGGCAAGCCTCGGACAAGGTTCGGAAAGTGGATTGATCGAGAAGGAATTACGCAAATTGAAATCGAGGAAAAGGCGAAGCTTAGTCGCGGGACAGTCTCGAAATTATGTAACGATACCGAGTACGTCCCGAAGCATTCGACGTGGTCGAAGATAGAACGGGCTCTCAAATCGATGGGGTACGAAGTGGATCGCGAGGATTATTTTAGTAGCTGACGTGTTGACGCGCGGAGATTTAACGGTATATAATACGGACAAGTACATGCGGTGACCGCGTCCTTAATTTCGGGACCGTTAATCGCATTAAGTGTCCGTAAAGGTTACGGGTGCTCGATCGGATGTAATATCGTTATAGGTTTCCGGTACCACGTCTGTCGGGGGTTCGAATCCCTCCGAGCGCGTCCAATAGAACAACAGGAAAGACAAGGGTTTGGCAACTTGCCACTCTTGTCTTTTTTGTTTTGTTTCATTTCATAAATCTTTTTCGCTGAAACATAAATGTTCCTCCGCTTGGGCACGTTATGAAATGTGCAATATTGAATATGGGAGGAGGATGAACATGGGTATTTTAAGCGGGAATCCGCAGGATGAACCGATGCATTACGGTGAGGTATTCGGCTTGTAGATGTGATGGCGGGCACTAAAATGGTCGGCAATTACCAGATGCTATTGAATCATGTCGGTGATGACGACCTGAAGAAGCTGCTTCGTGAGTCTATTGAGAAATGCCAAGATGAAATCAAACAGGTCAGCACGATCCTGAAAGAAAACGGGGTGGCGCTGCCGCCGGCTTCTCCTGAACCGCCGACAGCAG